CCGCTGAGGTCGGCACGGCTGAGGTTGGCACGGCTGAGGTAGGCACCGCTGAGGTCGGCACGGCTGAGGTAGGCACCGCTGAGGTCGGCACCACTGAGGTTGGCACCGGATTTAACCGCCGCCTCTACGCATATTTTTAGTGACCCACATTCAAGTGAGAACAATATTTCGCCGGTTACTTTATGGTTAATTGTGTATTTCATTTTCACATCCTTTTTCGTTGTCGATGGGTGAAGATTACGCCGCCGTTTGTCGCTTGTCAAGCGTCAAATCAAAGTATTTTAGATTCCCTATGAAAAATCCAAGGCGAATTCTTGTTGCTGCCGACTTGAAATGGCTCTGGCTTGACCATGCCTACCTCCGCTTTGTTAAGCAGCGTCTGTTTGCTCACTCTTAGCTTGATTGCCATTTCCTGCGCCGATAGGTATTCTTTCTTTTCTTTCATGTTATTCCTTTGTTGGATGCTTGACACACATCAAGATAGCATGTTTTAATTGTTGCGGTCAATAGCAATCTCAGAGTTTGGCAAAACGGATAGTCATATGGAAACCAAAATTTACAGCGGGAAAATAGAGGAGCGCGACCACTTTGAGGCGCGCCTGATATAGTGTTTTTGTCCAGCATGGCTGATTTTGGAAGTTGACGACGTGACGCCAAGCGCCGAAGCAACGCGGCAAAACAAAGGATAAATAGGAATTTACCTATTATCAAATTAGAAGCGGGGGTTTGCTATGGGGTCTAAGGTTACTGTTTATATTGATCTTGACCGGGGCGGTCAGCAGATATGCGTTACGCAGGAGATGCCAATATGGATAATTGAAGATGCAATACGTGATATTGACTTTCCTTGCGTTGATGCTGATGCCTTCGGCAGATTCCTTTGCATCGATGCGGTGACTGTTGAAGCAACCATGAAAGCGCGCCACGAGATAGCAACTGCACTGACTAAGGCGCTGCTCGATGCGATGGGTGCTGGCGACAAGCGCATGGGCTATCCAAAATCCTCTAGCCAAAAATAGGAGCCGCGTATGAGCAACAAAACACAGCAACCCGAAACATTCTACGAAGTCACCGCCGCGCAGATGGTTCTATTCCGCGACGGCAAGCAGGTGATCTTTGCGACGCCTGAGCCGGAGCGGAAATACACCGGGCTTGAGCATCGGATTGGCTTAACCAAGGCAAAGAAAGGAAGAAAAAATGGACACAAGTAAAATTGATCTTAGCAAGACATATATATATTACCCTCCGAAAAAAAACATTTCAGACAACGCTCATTTCCCCGCTGAGATAATTGAAAAGAGACCAAGAAATATGTTCCGCATAAAACTCTTTTCGTCCGAATTCCCTAATGGAAAGCTGCGAACCGTAAGCGCCAAACGATTAATTGCTCAAGACGATTTTTTCGACAAATGAGGCGAGCCGCGAGAACCGATGCAAAAGTGAAGCGCAAAAAACTGCGCACACTCAAAAGCCTGAAAGCCGAGGCGGACAAGGTGTTTAGCATCTACATCCGGCAGCGTGGCATGGACGAAGGCGGCACGAATACTTGCTGTAGCTGCGGCGCTCTAAAGCACTGGAAGGACTTGCAGTGCGGGCATTTTGTTAGCCGCGTGTATTTGTCTACGCGCTGGTTGCCGATGAATTGCCACCCTCAATGTAGCGCGTGCAATGTGCTGCGCAGGGGGAATGCTATCGGGTATGCAAGATTCATGCTGAATAAATACGGCGTAAATATTTTTGATGCTTTAATTACACGCAGGGATATGAAATTTAAGCCCGATAGGTATATCTATGAAGATATTATCCAGCGTTACAAATACTTTATTGAGAGGCGAATATGAAAAGATGGGCGGCACTATGGCGGCAAAAGAATAAGCTCGACGGTGAGTATGAGCACATTATTTGCGAAGGTGGAATGCCGGTGCTATTCCACAGCAGGCGTGAGGCGAGGGAATGGATTTTAATGCGTTATGGATACTTGGTAAACCGGCCAGACCTTCGCTCCGAGCCACACGGGTGGAAAATGCCTATACCTGTGATTGTGAGGATTGCGAGATGAAAACATACCAAGAGCGCTGCGAACAAGCGAGCCATACAACGAATGGCGACAACTGGCGGCATATCAAGACTGGCAAGACGGTGATTGTAATCAATAGGGTTGGCAGCGGAGTAAATCTATTGCATCAATCTGGCAGGAGAACGCTGAAGCAAGACCATTACCTTGCCGGTGATTATGAACTGCTAAACGCGAATAAATATTGAAATATTTTAGAGGGAACTATGAGCGACGAACAACAGCAAAAAGTATCAATATTTGATTTGCCAGTCCGAAAAATATACCGGCTAACAAACCGAGAAAAAGAGATATTCAAAATACCGGAAAACTATCAAAGCATGACGCCAGAAAAACAGTCTGTAGTCGATGCCGCAGAAAGAAAGCGGGAATATAACCGTCAATATTCTGTTGTTTCTTACTCCAAAAAACGCAAGAGATCGGTGCAAAAACGGCAGGCCATGATAGTTAAGTTTATTGCGACTCGGCCTAGAGAAATCGTCGAAAGCATTGATGTATGCGATTACGTAACAGAGCGCATAGCGTGCAAGGTGGAGTCGATAGCAAGCGATCTGAAATGGCTTACAGTCAAAGGTCATCTTAAGCGCAAGGACGGCCCGCTAAAGTGGTCTAAAGCACAGTATCAAATTGGAGACGTGCCTTTTAACGATGGGAGTGAGTCATGAGCGATCCATTCATTGTGATCGGCCTTTCCTTCGCCGCTGCATGCTGGATAGGATGCATTATTCATTATCTTTTTTTTAGGAAATAATCATGAGCGAAACGCCGAAAACGCCAGAGCAAATACTTTTTGAGGCGATGGGGAATGGCGATTGGGAAACCGAGGCTGAGGAGGTGCAGTGGTATTACCGTAGCTATGTGGCGGCTATTCGCCCGCAAATCGAAGCCGAGGCGCGAGCGGTGGCGATTGCCGAGGTGGCCAAGTACATCACTGACGACAACAGAGAGGCGTGTCTAGCGCTCGCCACCGTACCCCCAGGCTTTGTCTGCGTGCCTCTCGCTAGAGAGTTTGAGCGCGAACTAGCGGCAGCGAAAAAGCGCATTACTGAATTGCAAGAGCTATCCGATGCCGCAGTACCGCTTACTTATGAGCAGCAAGATAAAATAGAAGAACTTAAAATTAAACTAGCAGAAATGGATGCATGGCTTGGAAAGCGCCCATGCGGACACAATCGCTGCGTCAATCTTATCGCGGCGAACGAGCGGGCGGACAAGGCGCGAGCGGCGGCGATTGAGGATGCCGTTTCAGCCTGTAAGGCTGAGTTTTTGATAGAGCCTAACAAAGATAACGATGGAGATTTGTCGTATGATTTAGCTGTTAGCCACTGCATTGAGGCCATAAAAACCATTGCCCATAACTAGGCTTTCTTCTCTTTCGCCCTGCGCTCAAGCGCGCGCTTGACTGTGCTCCTCGCCACGCCAGCCTTACGCGCCGCTTCGGCTTGTGTGCCGCCTTTTTCGTAAAGGCGTATAGCTTTGTCTGTGGCGGCTGATTGTCTTGGCGGCATAAGTTTACTTTAAGTCGGGCGAATTTCCGGTGATTAGTAGACCAAATTTAATCTCATGTTCCTTTTGCTCGATGTAGCTCAAAAAAACGTGGCTTTTCACACCTAAATCTTTGCCAATGCTAACCAGTGTTTTATCAATGTTAGCGATGGTCTGCGCAACAGTTTGCGCACTTATAATGTCACCTTCATATTTTATCGATAATTCCATTTTTTGCTTGTCTGGAACCTTTGCATTTATCGAAAACTCAGATTTGCAGTTCGGGCATTGCATAATTTATCCTTTTAGTTTAAATGCGGTGCGATACTGAGTAGGTTGTTATGCGTCATTGGCGACGCCGACTTTAAGTTAGAGCGCTCACGTATGCGGTTGGCGCAGCCTTCCTCCGCGTCACGCCAAGCCCAATTAACGCTGCCGGAGGTCACGCACGCAGCGGCGCACGCCTCGCGCTCTTCGCGTTCAGCGGTCACAACCAACGCCCGTATTCTGTAGGCCATGTCGCCAGCGGTGAAACTCATGTTGCCCGGCCAGCCCATCAGTTCCTTGATTCTTTCGTCCGTCATTTTGTTCTCCGTCAATCCGCGCTCTAACCCGGCGCTCAAGCGGGAGCGGCTACGCCGCCCCTTTAGCTTTGTCGTTAGGGCGCTTTCCCATGTTGCTTTCCCACTCCGCATACATCGCCTTCCACATTCGTGTCGGAGTAACCAGTTCCTCGACATCCCATTCGGCTTTTACCATTTCGTCAGTCGGTTCATATGGCGGGCCTGTGGCTGCTGTCTTTTCCAGTTCGTCGGCAACCTCATTTTTCCCGGCCCTGCGCAAAACGTTCAGCGCCATTTTTAACGCGCCTTGGTCAATTAAAACCATGCCAATGTCACTATCCTCCGCGCCTAACCGGCGATTCAATCGGGACGCGGCAACAGCTCCGCCCGCTCACCGGCACGTTATCCGCATGCCAACAGTCCATACGCCTGCATGCCTCGCTCGGCCGCCAGATACCAAGCGTAGAACGGCAGGAATACCGCGAGCGCCTTCAGCCAGCCGCCTGTTGCCAGCACCACGCCGGCAAGCCAACCCAGCGCGGCCAGTAGGCCAAGGGTTCCTTCAACTACGTGTTTCATCGCGTCCGTCCTTTCGTACCTTCGTTCACCAGCCGCCCAACCACCGCATCGAGCGGACGGGCTAAAGCCCGCCGCGCCCTAACCAGCGCTTGCATCAATCATGAACATAATTTAGCATGGGATGTAGCATAATGCAACAGGAAAATTAATAGAAATTAGCGCCCGTAGCTCAACTGGATAGAGCGCTGTGATTCTAGCTCAGTGGTTGCAGGTTCGAATCCTGCCGGGTGCGCCACATTGAGGAAAGATAAATGATTTCAATTAAAAATGGCGGCATGAAGCCGCTGGAATACAGTCACTCGAAGGATGCGGCACAAGCCGCTCGCACAATGCAGTCATTACGTGACGAACCGCTATTCGACAAAACCAAACTGGTTGCAGATCATCCGCAATTAAACTGTTTTTTTGATCCTTCTGCTTCCAGAACAGAAAAAAGAATGGCTATAGCGAGCAGTATTAGACACCTTAACAAAGAACTGAATAATCTGAATGCAGATGTAAAAAAAATAACTGAGCGAAAAATACGTTTACATGAATTAAGAGAAATTAAAGAATTCATTGAATCGTGGCGCAATCTTGCGCCAAAGCTAGAGGCAAATGATTGCAGCCGGTTACATAAATTGATTGAGAATATAAAATTTCAGTACACGACTGAAATGAAAGAGGCATTTAATGCAGACCCCAATACTTTTGAATGGGCAGAGGTTAATACATTCGTTGTGCAACACGATTGGGCCGCCGCTTTCGATAGTGCTTCCGAGTTCACTGATGGTGAATTTCAGTTGCCGTATGAAAAATGCGCTTTCGAGTTCAAAATCAGTGGGGTGTATTTAACGGTTCTAGCGGTAAATGACGGCGCTTATATAAAGCTAATCCCATATACAAACTTTAAGAATTGGTGGGTTTCAGATAGCCCTGAAAAAATTGATGAAATTGAAATATTCAAGTTCGCAAAAAAACAAGTTCGCGCAATTTGCATTGCATTAGATGCCGAAGTTGCCAACACAGAAGTAATTAGAATATCTACTGCATTGAATGAATCTCGCAAGAACAAGGGGCGCGAACCTTTATACAGTTATCATGTTGTTTCGCTATCCAATAGAAGGCGCAACATCTCAATGCAGTCACAAGGTGAAGGTAAGCGCAAGCGTTTACATTTCAGGCGCGGGCATTGGAGGCATTTTCAGTCATTTAAAACATGGGTGCGATGGACACTATGCGGCGATCCTGAGTTAGGATTTATTGATAAGGAATACCGCATTTAATATTCATGCTATAGTCTGAATTCCACGCCGGCCAGCGTGGAGTAATTCCGGGCGGTGCTTGGCGTTCCCTCCGACGCTTTGCACCAGCCCTTTCCCTAGGAGGGGATAAATGCCAGACCGGATTATCAGGGATGAACTGCTTGAGTCAGAGCGATGGCTCACACTCAAAGACAATGCAGACCGTTTAGCATACATAGCACTTTTGCTAAAAGCCGACGCTCTAGGAAATTTCAGCGCCGAACCTTTTAGGTTGCTTCGTCTATGGCGAGACTTTGGGATAAGCACTATTTCCCTTGTCGCAAAATCTCTTTCGGAACTTGCGGATCACGATTTAATTAGGCTTTACACGGCGGAAGAAAAACAGTTACTACACATCCCCAGGTTCGGCCAACGGTTGCGGCATTTGACTAAAACATACCCGCAAAGTCCGTGGACAACAATTGAACAAAAACAAAGACTTATAAATAATTCACCTGTCGTGAGCCAGACGCAAGACAGTCCCGCGTCTGCTGAAGTGAAGGGAAGTGAAGTAGTTCCTTCCCCGGCGCGCAAAAAACCCGCGCCGGACTCCGCCCTTCAAGTCGTTTGTAGGGAAACATGGCAAGCATACAGCGATGCTTACGAGTTTCGGCATGGAGCAGCACCAATTCGAGACGCCAAAGCTAGTAGTGCAATTAAGCGTTTTTGCCAGTCAGTACCGCAATCAGAGGCACCTGATATTGCACGGTTTTTCCTGCAAAACAACAGCAGTTTTTACGTTCAAAAAATGCACCCTCCAACCATCATGGCTCAGGACGCGGCGAAGCTGCGGACTGAATGGGCTACCGGACGACAGATCACCCAAACACAGGCTATGCAGACTGATAAAACAGCTTCACGAAAAGGAGTTTTTGCTAAACTAATCAATGAGATAGGTGAAAATAATGACTAACGACGAAAAAAAGGATGTTTTGCAAGCACTGGCGGTGTGCGCGGAGTTGACCGGTTCCGACCTATCGGAGGGTGCTGTACGCGCTTTGGCCGGAGACTTGGGGCGTTACCCTTACCGGCACGTTATCGGCGCGCTGGAGCGTTGTAGGCGAGAACTACGGGGGCGTTTAACGCCGGGTGAAATCCTTGACCGGCTGGCGGACGGCAGACCTGGCCCGCAAGAGGCTTGGGCGATGGTGTCGCCCACTTTTGATAATGAGGGTCCCACAGTCGTATGGACGGATGAAATGAGCGAAGCAATGGGCGTTGCAAGTCGGGCGGGGGACGCCATTTCCGCGCGTATGGCGTTTATTGAGACTTACCGGGCCAAGTGCCAGCAGTCACGCGATGCCGCAAAGCCCGTGCGCTGGACGCCCAGCCTAGGTACTGACCGCTACGGGCGCGATGGCCCGCTGCTTGAAGCCGTTGCCGCGGGTCGATTGCTGTCACCAGCGGTTGAGCCATTGCTAATCGGCGACACTGCGCACGCTGACCTTGCGCGGCTTATCGGGAAACCTCTGGCGCAGATTGAGAACCGTGGAAACAGAAAGAAACTGGCCGAGATTATCGGCGAAAGGGGCTAGTGATGAAGAAAAAATTATCACCAAAGCAAATCGTTTTGCGCAAATTTCCTAAGTCGTATTCTGTAACATACGATCTATTATCATTCATTTATCGTGAGCCAGTAAATGCACTTCCGCGCGGCCTAGAGCGGACAGCCGTTATTTTGGGGCGTGGTTTTAGTGCTCGGCAGGCGTGGGAAGATGCCGCAAAGCGTAATTAAAGGGGCGAGTGATGCGTAAAAAACTGAACGGCCAACGGAATCAGTGCCCGACGTGCGGCGAGTATTTCACGCGGAACTCGGTATTCGACAAACACCGAATTGGCGAATACAAAAATAAATCCCGTAAATGTATGAATAAACAGGAAATGGTTGATGCGGGCATGTTTTTGGGTGGCGATGGTTTTTGGCGCGGGGCAAAAGCCGCTGAGAATGCCGTTATTTACTCAAGCGTAAGCGCGTAGAAACACACGGAAGCCGGGAGGGGTATCTACCCCTCAACCCGAGCTTCCGATGCGCCAAAACGCTTTATCGGGCTTCGAGCGCCTCGATTAGAGAATCGATGATTTTAGTTCTTGCCGCATCATACGCAGCACCCGCAGCACCCGCAGCACCCGCAGCATACGCAGCATACGCAGCATCCGCAGCACCAGCGGCACCCGCAGCACCAGCAACATCCGCAGCATACGCAGCACCAGCGGCACCCGCAGCATACGCAGCATACACAGCATACGCAGCACCAGCGGCACCCGCAGCACCAGCAACATCCGCAGCATACGCAGTCATCGTCGCGCTTGGCTTTTTACCGACGAGATCAATCGCGTCAAGCACCACGCTTCGGCATTCGATCCGCCACGGTTCACTTCCTTCGCCTACTGCCTCAAGCGCAATTGGAAGTATTGCGTTGAGTCGAGCTTGCGAGTAAACATTGTCAAAATCCACGCCTTTTTCGTCTGCTTTTTTTACAGCTACTGCAAATAGCCGGCCATCCACAATCGCGGTTTCGATATCTGGCGCTGAATCAAATAGCCAGACGCCGATTTCTGCCAGCCACTGCGGCCAGCCTGAGGAAGCGCATTTTTTTATGCTTGTTTCTCCCGCGAGAGAGGAAATCAGGCATGCAGTAGTTTTTAGATTCCCCCAATTGTGCTGCACTAGTATGCCTTTTTCTGCGAATTGCTCGAATTGTTCTATGTTGATGTTCATTTCTGCGGTTCCTTGGTTGTTAGTGCGTTATTTACAGCGCAAAAGGGCCAATGCGATTAGTCCCGTTTATATTTGTAAATTTCTTTAGTGCCGGTCGCAACAAATCCTCGAAAACATCGCCACGAAAGGAATTGCCCCGTGCAAAGGCAATATTTTTTTCTTGCAATTTTTCAATCGAATACACTGCGCAATATCCCGGTTCATCAAATAGCGATGCAATCATTGGGCCATAGGTTTTGCCATCTTCTTGGTACTTAAAAATAATCGCATGGAATCCGACGCCTCCAACACCGTTGCGGTGAAAGCTGGCGTCTAGTATTTCCACGGTCATGTGTTCTGTTTTGTTCATTTTCGCCGCTCCAATTTAAAGTTTATCCAGCCACCGCGCGAGCGCGTCGAGGATTCGGCGCGCACGGCCGGTTATAGTCCGGCTTTTTGCGTCAATAATTTATTTTCATCGAGAGCCTTTTTTGCTAATTCTGTTTTTTCGTTATCCATCATGTTTAGCGTTTCGGCGATAAGCATTGCGCTATGTTTTTTGATGGCTGATTCAAGGTAACAGTTAAACACTTTGCTGCTTTCATGATAGTTACGTACTCCATCGTATTTCTGATGGTAAATTGTCATGGTTGCCGTCACTCGATTAAGTCTGCCTACGCCGCCTCCTCCGCCATGATAAGTATTGCCAATTAAATTAGCCCAATTCTTCGCGCTATCTAAATTGTGTTTGGCCTGCGTGTATTTTTCTAAGTAACTCATTTTCGCTGCTCCTGGTGGTTGATTAATTTGTTACTACGATTGCAGTGTCTCAAATAACCAATAAACAGTCAACACTTATTTATCGCCAGCCGACGAACGGTATGAGCCCACAAGTAACGCATTGATTTTATTGATGTTTATTTTTGGCACTGGCGCTGCATACAGTGGTTATTTATGGCGCTTGACGGCCAATAACTAATAGCGTATAACAAACTGCTGTTATCAACAATGGGGAAATCATGAGCGAAGCGATAGACGAAAAAATTACCGCGTATGTCACCAAGTACGCATTGACTAAAGGCATTTATAAAAAAAAGGGAGAAGTTACGCATGGCATATCGTCGAGCATGTTTTGCTATGACAATTATTCAGCGGTCCGCAGCAACGATTGGCACCGTACGCTAGATGAGGCAAAGGCGCGCGCGGAGGAAATGCGGGTAGCTAAAATTGCAACACTGAAAAAAGCCATAGCGAGGCTAGAAAAGCTGCGTTTCGATTAGCATCATGGAAACGATAACGAGATTAGGGGCCGCGCGGCACAAACTCAAACGGTTTTACACCGGCGAGGCGTGCGCTAGAGGGCACGTAGCGCAACGGCTGGTGAGTAATGGATGCTGCGTCATGTGCCACCGCATAAACACGATCAAGGGCATCACAGCGCAGCGTGCGCGGTTGCGGGCGCTGCGCGCTTAATCGATGTAGCAGCTACCTACATTTGCTATTTCGTACAGGATGGTATCTAATATGGGCGTCTTTCATGTTGTGTCCCTGACTAAGGACTGTTGTAAATGATGCCCGCGTGCAAGCGGGCATCTTCTTTTGAGGCACCCATCGCCATTCTCAATCGCGCACCAGCCGATAGCTTTTAACTATCGACACCATGTTTTATTGGTAGTTGTAACCTATCGCCACCTCATAGGGTGTCAATAGGGCAAACATGCCTGTTTTCATAGGCGATAGTTAAAATCAATCACGCGCCCGCTGAATTTGTGGCATCGTAGCTATATGGCCGTTGACCTTAAGGTCTGCCGCAACACCTAAAACCGCCGCCCACCTTCGGCGGCACCTCTTCCAAGGTTGTAAGGGGCAGACCGTCGTGCTAAATTAGCGACAGCAGGCCGTAGTGTATAGTTAGCGCACGGGTGGTAGCCCCACCCAGACCAGAGTAACGCCCTGGCGGGTCCTGCACAAACGCTCGCACAAAATAGGCACCAAGGCACGCAATGGCTTACCTAGTAGACGAAAAAGCGGCAGAGCGTAGTCGCAACCATCCTGTGAAAATCAGGGACGCCAAGCGAGCTGAAGGAAAGAAAGCGCGACGTTCTAAGCGGAAAATGGAGCGCGACGCTGCTTACATGAAAAGCAAGTCAGGCCCAGTGCGCATTTACAGGCCATCGTCAACGCCAGCAGCGCCTACGGGCTTTTACGATACCCAAGAATGGAAAGAGCTGCGCTACAAGGTGTTGCAGCGCTATGGTGCTACCTGCCAATGCTGTGGAGCCACACGGCAGGATAATGTGAAAATCCACGTGGATCACATTAAGCCGCGCTCACGATTCCCTAAGCTGGAACTAGATATAAACAACCTGCAAGTACTCTGCGAGCCGTGCAACATGGGCAAACGCGCCCACGATTTGACAGACTGGCGCTAATCGTTACAATGCCGAAAACGGGCTGTTAAACCGAGCCTCCCAGCACTGGTAAAGCGGGAATAAGCACGCGAAACGATCAAGCTAAGATGCGCCACAAGCGCCACACCAGTAGATCGCGGTAGATGTGATATACGGAAACTGAAAAAAAACAGCCGCCCTCAAAGCGGTTGGGACGTTCGCTTTTTCGTTAATCTCGACATTCGCGTAAGCGCGTGCCGGAACGGTCAAACAGAGGCGGCAAACAATGAGCGAAGAAGAGAAAGACAAAACGATTCTACGGCAGGTTGAGTTAATTTGTGATATGAACCGCAAAATCGCAGCGCTCGATGCTGAGATACATCGACTAAAAAATATGGCACGGCCAAACATGGCACGGCCGCTGGACAATTGCCAGAATCCATATCCTATGCCGCCTTGGTACGTAAGCTCTTAGGCAAACAAATCGCACAAAGTCCTTGCAAAACGCTACATAACGTGGCAGTGTGCGAAATCATAATAGTAACTGTCGTTAAATCATATAGTTATGGGCAGAAAATCCATATACACCCGCGAGATTGCAGACGACATTTGCGCTAGGTTGGCTGGTGGCGAAGGGCTGGCGACAATTTGTCGTAATGATGGGTATCCGTGCGAGGGCACTGTTAGAGGATGGGTGATTGATGATGTTGACGGAATTTCTGCGAGATACGCGCGCGCGAGAGAGATACAGGCGGATGTGTTGGCAGAGCAGATCGTTGCTATCAGCGATGAGCAATCAGAGGTAACGCGCGAAAACGGCGAAAAATATGATCCAGATGTAAACCGAGATCGGTTGCGAATTGATGCAAGAAAATGGTACGCGTCGAAAGTTGCGCCGAAAAAATACGGTGAGAAAATCGAGGTTGACGCAAAAATTGAAGCGCGCGACGTATCAGTCGAGACATTAGATGCAGCTATCGCTAAACAGCTCGCTAAAATCAACGCCAGCGAATAGCGCGCTGCACGCTGAAAAGCTCAAACTTTATGAGCTATTGCAGCAACGCGACCGCGTTGTATCTCGCACGAGATTGCAGCGTTACAGGCCGTATAAAAAGCAGGCTGAATTTCACGCGGCCGGACATTTCCGCGAGCGCCTGCTGATGGCGGGTAATCAGCTTGGCAAGACATGGAGTGCGGCGTACGAAATGGCGATGCATCTTACCGGGCGATATCCTGAGTGGTGGGAAGGTCGAGTATTCGATGATCCCGTGAGCGCATGGGTTGCTGGCGAAACAAGTGAGGTTGTGCGCGGTTCGTCACAATTGTTGCTGTGCGGGCAATACGACGATATCGGCACCGGCGCGATACCTGCTGATGCGATCAAGGACAAGGCTCCGAAGCGCGGCATTCCTGATGCAGTTGACACGCTGGTAGTGCGATGGGGCGGTGGTGCTGATATACAAGCGCGCGATAGTTTGCTCGGCTTTAAATCATACGATGCAGGCCGCGAGAAGTTTCAAGCCGCGACACTGGATTATGTGTGGCTGGACGAAGAACCGGATGAAAGCATTTATACCGAAGCGTTGACGCGCACGAATGCAACCGGCGGATGTGTGGCGATGACTTTTACACCTCTCAAGGGCATGTCGGGCGTTGTAAAGCGATTCCTGATAGACAAGATGCCGGGCACGCACGTTACGCAAATGACGATCGACGATGCCGAGCATTACACGCCGGAGCAGCGGCAGGCCATCATCAATAGCTATCCAGCACATGAGCGTGAGGCGCGCACAAAGGGCGTTCCTACGCTTGGTAGTGGCCGCATTTTCCCGGTGACCGAAGAATCGATAGTTATTGACCAGTTTCCCATACCCTCTCACTGGCCGCAGATATGCGGCATTGATTTCGGCTGGGATCACCCAAGCGCAGCAGTGCGTATTGCGTGGGATCGTGACGCTGACTGTATCTATGTAATCGCCTGTCATCGTCAGAAAGAGCAGACGCCTGTGCTGTTCGCTGCGACGGTCAAGCCGTGGGGCGCGTGGTTGCCCTGGGCGTGGCCGCATGACGGATTACAGCACGACAAGGGCAGCGGTGTAACGCTCAAGGATCAGTATCTAGCGCAGGGCTTGCGCATGCACAAAGACCGCGCAACGTTCGCGCCCGCAGTAGGTGAGGCCGAAGGCAGTGGCGGTAATGGCGTCGAGGCCGGGCTGATGGACATGCTAGACCGTATGCAGACTGGACGGCTCAAAGTGTTTCGCCATTTGAATGATTGGTTTGAAGAGTTCCGCATGTATCACCGTGATGACGGTAAGGTGGTCAAGCTGGACGATGACCTTATGAGCGCAACGCGCTACGCAATCATGATGAAACGGCACGCTGCTACCAACAAGGAAGGGCAAGGGGCTCCGATTCAATACAAACGTAAATGGCTATGAATATGATGAGAATATTCGACGAAGTAGCAGCAGCACATAGCCCGGAGTTTGACGCGCTGGTAGCGCAATGCCAGCCGTCTGAACTATCGTATGGCGACGGCGTAACGGCTTGCTTTTATCTTCCAATGCCGGGGAACGAAGGTGGCGCAAAGATCATCAACGAAACGCGCGAAGGCTGCGCTCTGAATTACCTTTATGAGAAATGGAGAATTGAGCGATGACCGATAAAGAAAAGCTGATTCAAGGACTGCAAATGATCGCACGCGGGCGCGTCAATTTTGCGGATGATGTGGCTGATTTGTTGATGCCTGATGCCAAGTCTGCACAAGAAGCTATTATGCAGCCGCCGAAAGAAGATACTTCGATAGTGTCAAAGGCCAAGGCTAAATAATGGCTAAGATGGACGAAGATAAGCTCCTAAGTCACCTGCAAGTGCAGGAGCAGGACGCCTCTGCCTATGCTTGGGGACAGCTTGCTTCAGATCGCCGGAAGGGAATGCGCGAGTATTTCCGTATGCCATACGGCGATGAGCAAGAAGGGCTATCGCAGATTGTCACTTCCGAGGTGCAGGATAGCATCGAGTGGATATTACCCGACCTGCTGGACATTTTCGTAAGCACTGACAAGGCGGTCGTGTTTGACCCATGCAGCGAGGAGGATGTTAAGGGCGCGGAGCAGGCGACCGATGCCGTAAATTACATTTTCTACAAGCAGAATAACGGATTCCTGGTGCTCTACAACGCGTTCAAAGATGCGTTGATGGTTAAGAATTGCGCGATCCATTGGCGCAAAGAGGAAAAGCGTACCAAGACGATTGTGCCGGTCACTGGCGCTACTGCTGAGATGCTAACGATGATCTTGCAGGAGTCCGGCAAGGGTGCGGAAATAGAGTCGTCTACGCCATTGCCACCGCAACCCATGATGATGCCGCCGCAGATGGGGCCGCAAGGGCCGATGCCACCGCAGCCGATGATTGACCCCGCCACCGGCCAGCCGGTAATGGGGCCGCAGCTATTCAACGCGCGGATAAGCAAGATCGAAAAGAAAAAAAGCATTTGCGTCGAGACATTCCCTCCTGAAAGCCTGCTGATTAAACGCGACTGGACAAGCCCAATACTGGCCGACTGCCCGTATGTGTGCCGTCCGATGCAAGTGACGCTGTCTGAGCTGTGGGAAATGGGCTACACCGACATTACCGCAGAGGATTTGCGGTCGTCGGACGATGCCAGCTTCAGCGCGGACAGGACATTTCGCTTGAGCAGGCAAGGCGGTGCTGATTCGCAGTTCCAAGGCGAGACTATTGGTGCCGATGACGCTGACGATAGCCTGGTAACGGGTACGCTGTACATCGAATACGTGTTGGTTGACTTCGATGGCGACGGTATCAGCGAACGGCGTTGCATCTATAGGCTGAAAGACAAAATACTCAAGAACGAGGAAGGCCAAAACGTTCCTATCGCTACCGCCTCGCCTATTCTGGTGCCGCATCGTTGGGACGGCATG